CAGATTTACTTCCGAAAGTAAACGATCTTAACTCTAACTATACTAATTATAACTATACTAATAATATCTATACTGATAATAACTATAACGGGTCTACGACGGTGGGGGGAAACACTTTATTTAGTAAGGCAAAAAAAGACAAGCCAGCTTCGCCCGCCACCGCCACTCCGTTAGGGGAATTTAATCAACTAATCTTAGAAAACTTTGGGAAACAGCCGTCTCCTTTACAAGTTGATGAAATGCGCTACTTGGTTGAAGAACACAAAATGGAAGTCTTGCGCTTAGCAGTCAAGGAAGCCGTAGACAATGGAAAGCCATACTTTGCTTATCTGAATGGAATCCTTAATCGCTGGAAGCATGATGGACTGACAACAGCAGAGCTTGTCCGCAATCGTGTGAAACCAAGGAAAAAGTCTGGAAAAGTCACTATGTTAGACAACGGCTACGATCCAAAGCTAGGTATTTGATATGGCAGAAGAAGTTAGAAGCATTAAAGACCTAAGAGCAGCCTACTACGCTAACACGCATGCTATTGATAAGCGATGCCAGAAGCATCCAACGGTTTTGATGATACGGACTAAAAACCCATGCACTCAAAACACATTTGAGTTCTGCCCTGAATGCGGTCAAGAAATTATCAACGACGACATCGCAAGATCCGGAGCAGAAGCTGAAGCACAAATCCGTAATTTTAAAAGCTACGCAGTATTTGAGCGTGAGTCTATCATATCTCCGAAAATCGCAAAAGAGACTATCGGAAGCTATGAAATCCACACAGAGCAAGACGCAGAAGCAGTGAACTTCGTCAAACGATTTGCGATCGACTATTTCAAAGGACGCTATGAGGGGAATGTAATTTTACAAGGCCCTCCAGGCGTCGGGAAAAGTCACCTTGCTTTAGGCATGGCAAAGTCGCTCAATGAGGGCTTTCAAAAAATCGGAGAAAAGAAATCAGTGGTCTATATGCCAGTATCTGAACTTTTTATGCGAATGAAAGAAGCCTTTAACCTCAAAGGTGCGAAGTGGGAAGAACGGGCAACAATCAAATTCTTGCAAGATGTTGATTTCTTGGTATTAGACGACCTTGGCAAAGAGTCAAACGTTGGGAACTCTATCAGAGAGGGCAGCAGTTGGGCGCAGTCAGTTTTATATCGGCTGCTTGAGGGAAGAACAAAAACGATTATTACAACTAATTACGCAGGGGAACAACTAAAGCAACTGTATGAGCCTAGCTTGCTAGACCGCATACTTGCCGGAAAGGACAATGTATTTAGATTTAAGACAGATACAGAAAGCAGGAGGAGGATATGAAAAAAAGAAAAAGTGTCTTAAAGCCAGAAATGAGCAATTTTGAAATGGTGGCAGTGTTTAGCGACAAATACTACGAGCTATCAGACATGCTTGTAAATAGGCTGATGAAAGTAAGTGGTGATGTCTGCTACTGGAAATTGCGGGAAATGGAGAGCCTACACAATGCCGGCGGAGTATTTACTTGGGAGGTAGGACTATGACAATCCCAGAACTTGAAACAGCCTTGCTCTACTATGTCACGCCAAACGAGCGGAACAAGCTACGATGGTATAAACGACATGACAAAGTGAAATTTATACAAGAAACTTGGTTGCTGTTGAAGAAGTATAGCGAGGTCTTGAAATGATTGAACCATTTGACTATGACAAGTGGCTAGCGACAGAAACAGAGCAACCAGAGCCAAAAGAAGAATGTTTCATCTTCTCTGGCGGTCAATGGCTCTATGTCGGAGACGACATATAACAGGAGTGTATCTCAGAAGCCACAGAATGGCGCACAATCGTTTTTAAACTATCGATAGTATAATTGTGCCACGCAAACAATAAAATGGCTTAGAAGCGAAAATATAAGCAAAAACTACAAAAGTAGAATATAGGAGTAACAACATGACAAATCAAATAACTGAACACAAAGGGGATTTTTTGACAAATCCGCAACAACTTACTGCGAACATTGTTCGCCAGTACCTCGACCCTCAAGGTAAAGCGAGCAATGAGGAACTAGCTTACTTTATCGCAACTTGTAAAGAACGAAATCTCAATCCATTCACAAAAGAGGTTTACTTCATCAAGTACGGCACAAACCCTGCGCAGATTGTGGTTTCAAAAGACGCTTTCATGAAGCGAGCGGAACAAAATAACCAGTTTGACGGATTCGATGCAGGTATCGTGATTGAAACCGAAAACGGTGAAATCAAGCAGATTGAGGGAACAATCAAACAAAAATCGGCTACCTTACTGGGTGGTTGGTGCAAGGTATATCGCAAAGACCGGTCACGGCCAATCACAGCGGACGCTGACTTATCAGCATACAATACGGGTAAATCCATGTGGGCTAAAGCGCCAGCGTTGATGATCCGTAAAGTAGCCATCGTATCAGCTTTTCGTGAAGCATTTAGCGAAAACGTCGGCGGTCTATACACTAGTGATGAAATGGAACAAGCAGCGCCTATCGATGTGACACCACAAGAAACGCAAGAAGAAGTCCGAGCACGCAAAATGCAGGAAATCGAGCAAATGAAGCAAGAAGAAGCGGAGCGAAACCGTGAAGCAGAACTGCAGAAAGCTTTTGAAGAAGCGGAAGCTCGAACAGAGGCAGAAGCGGAACAAATCGAGTTACCTTTTAGCTAAAGCGAGGAGTGAAGAATGAAAGAAGCAGAAAAAATCAACCAACTAGACAACATTGAGATCACTTTTGAGCCGGCCAAGGTCGCATTTAGCGACTTTGCGGCCTTTGAAGCAGGAATTGAGCAAGCTATTGCTCGATATGGAACATTTGACCTTGAGGTCAACTCGATTGAAGAAGTCAAGCAAGCACGAACAGACTTAAACAAGTTGAGCAAGAGCCTAGAAGATCGACGCAAAGAAATCAAGGGTGCAATCAATGAGCCATACGCTGAATTTGAAAAAGCCTATAAAACGCCGTATAGCAAGCTAAAAGGCTTGGTTGATGAACTTAAACGTCAAATTGACGGATACGAAGAAAACCAAAAGGCGCTACGAAAAGACACGGTCCGCAAGTGGCTTGACGAAAAAGCAGCAGCAGGCAATCTCAATCCGGAAGTTTTTGAGCAATACTTGGACGAGTACACGAAAGCTACACAATTCAAGAAAGATAGCTTTACGCTCTTAAAGAAAACCGAAACAGAACTTGAAGCAATCGTCATGGACGAGTTGAACAAGCAAAACCAGAAAGACCAAGACATCGCAGCCATTAGCGCCCAATGTGCTAACAACGGTCTAGGCCCTGCAACATATATCAGAGCTTACGAAAGCGGCTTAACGCTTGCAGAGGTGCTGAACAGCATTAACAAGGACATTGAGTATGCGAAGCTCTTTAGACAGCAGCAGGAAGCGCAAGCAAAAGCCGAAGAAGAACGCAAGGCAGAAATTGAGCGATTAGCTCAAGAAAATGCACAAACTCAAATCAAGGCATACAACGCCGATACAGGCGAGATAATCGAGGGTGGTGTAAATACCCTCGGACAAGAAAAAAATGCAGCACAGACGAAATTAGACGGCAATAACGCTAAGTATGTGACAACTATCAAGTTCTGGTTAGATTTAGAACAAGCGAATGCGTTCAAAGAGTGGCTTGAAACAAATGATATCGAATTTGAAACTGTGGAAGGGATGAAGAAAGCATGATCCAAACAAAAGTTTTTAAAGAAAACACCGGCAGCGACTTGGAATGGGATGTAAATAACTTTTTCAAGCGCAATCCAGATGCAGAGTTGGTAGATGTCAAATTCCAGACTGCCGTGACAGATACTAAATACGGACTGGAAGAACGATATACAGCTATGGTTGTTTACAAAACGACTGAGAAATAAACAAATTAAGCCCTGTGAACGGCTATAAAAGCGAACTAGAATTAAGCGTCAAACTTGGACGAATGACGTAAAGGATTTCACCAGCCGTGCCATTTGCTCACAACAATCCATTGGCTGGTGGATTTTGATTAGATTATGAAATTTTTAGATTTATTTGCAGGAATCGGTGGTTTTCGTCTTGGTATGGAAGCTGCTGGCCATGAATGTGTAGGTTTTTGCGAAATAGACAAATTCGCTCGTGAGTCCTACAAAGCTATACACGATACGAAAGGAGAGATCGAATTACATGACATCACAGCAGTATCAGACGACACTGTTCGAGGAATTGGACACGTTGACGTTATCTGCGGAGGATTTCCGTGCCAGGCTTTCAGCATTGCGGGAAAACGGAAAGGACTTGAAGACGCTAGAGGAACTTTGTTTTTTGAAATCGCACGGTTCGCATCTATTCTCAGACCTCGCTTGTTATTCCTTGAGAACGTCAAAGGACTCCTCAATCACGATGGGGGGGATACATTCGAGACCATTATCGCAGCCTTGGACGAATTGGGGTATGACGCTGAATGGCAAGTGCTTAACAGCAAAAATTTTGGAGTCCCCCAAAATAGGGAACGTGTGTTCATTATCGGACATCTTAGAGGAGCAAGTACCAGAGGAGTTTTTCCTTTCGGAAGAGAAAGTTCAAAATTTGATAGTGAACAACCAGAAATAGATATAGTTGGCAACACAAAAAGTCCAAATGGTTCAGCTCTTGGAACAAGTAGCGTAGTTTATAGCCCTAAAGGCTTAATCGGCACTTTATGTGCAAGAGATTATAAAGAGCCTAAACAAGTCGCTATACCAGTCTTGACACCAGAAAGACCAGAGAAACGCCAAAACGGACGCAGATTTAAAAACGATGGCGAGCCTATGTTTACTTTAACAAGTCAAGACAAGCATGGAATCTTAATCGCAGGAAAATTGCCTGCAAATCATGACCATCAAGAAAATAACCTGGTCAAAATTGTAGACTTTTACAACAAAATCACAAAAGATGAAGTTGGAACATTGACATCAAGTGGTGGAGGTAGCACTGTTCGAACTGGCAGTTTTGGAGTAACTGATGGTTATCGCATTCGTAAACTGACACCTCGTGAATGTTGGAGACTGCAAGGCTTCCCTGATTGGGCTTTTGACAAGGCGCAGGAAGTAAACAGCAACAGCCAACTATACAAGCAAGCGGGCAACAGCGTGACAGTCAATGTGATTGAAGCGATAGCAAGGGAGCTAGGATGAAATTAACACTAAATATCGAACCAAAACCTCAAAGCAGACCGAGATTAGCGGTTGTCCGTGGTAGAGCTTCGGCTTACGAAAAAAATGATATGCGTTTGTGGCGCAGACAGTGCGCGCTTTTGGTTAGAAATCTATGGAAAGGCAAGAAGTACGATGTAGCTTTAAAAGTTAGAGCGACTTTCTATATCAAACCAACAAAGCAACTGCTGAACACAAAGTACAAGCGCCCAATGCTGGAAGCTGAAACAATCCCAGTCGCTACACTACCGGACACAGATAACTACATTAAATCGTTGTTTGACAGCATATCAGACGCTGGTTGTGTTTGGACAGACGACGGCAGAGTGTCAGAGATATGGGCTAAGAAAGTGTATAGCCTGAACCCTCGTATTGAGGTAGAAATAGAGGAACTGGAATGACTAAAGGGGAGCTTTTAAAACACTATCGGCATTCTTTAGAAGTTTATCAGGATAGGCTTGCTGATAGTGAAGAGGACAAGTTTTATATGAAAGTTCACGGGTACAGAAACGCTTCTTATCGCAAGGAGCTGCTTGTGAAGAAAATCAATGAAATCAAGAAGATAATCAAGGAGTTGGAAGATGAATAAGCAGGAATTAAAACAATTGCTCAAAGACAGCGAAGTAAAGGAATTGAAAATTTTTGGCAATGAGGTTTACGGCATTCCGTCAAGTACAGTTTTAGGGCTTATAGACCAGTTAGACGAGCAGTCACCTATTTGTTTAGAAGATATTATAAAGCGTATTAATGAGCTTGTTTTTGAGACTAGAGGGGTATGGCTAAGTGGAATTATAGACGAATCAGTAATCGGTTACGGCTCAGTGAAATATCATGAAGGATACGAGCAAGGAAGAATGGACAGCATGATGGAACGTGAAAAAGTCAAAATTCCGCAGTTTGTGGCAGACATCATCGAGGAATACAAAGAGAAAAACGCACCTATCATGGATATTTTTAGCGAAAAATTCTCAAATAAACAATACAACAACTGGCTAATTCGCTCATTAAATGCTTATGACAGAGCTGCTCGAGCATGGCTTGATGGGTATGAGGTGGAGAAAACAAAGGAAACACTCTACACAGTCACTCTCAAATCGAGCGGACAGAAGCTTTTCTATCATGAAAAAGATGAAGAGTATCTGTTTTCTAACTATGCCAAATGTTTTCTCAAAGAACATCACACACGCAAAGAACTTGAACAATCCGGTTTTGGCTGGGTGTTTGATTGCCCAGGGATTGAGGTTGAGGAGGTACAAGATGCCTGAAACGAACGTACAAAAATTTTACAGAATTTTAGCCGAAAAGACCAAAACTTACGGCACGAAGAAAGAAATGATGGCGCAGCTAGGGTTTGAGGGCGCAAAGCTAAACTCTGATAGAACTAGACTTAACAGTGATGAAAGAGCAGGACGCTTTCCGCCAGTTCGACTGATGATTAAGCTAGACAGCTTGTTTGACAGAGAGTTCCTGATTGCTTGTTTGCGTGAGAAGATGGACTGCAAGACGGTTGATAAGCGCTGGCTAAAAGTCGCACAAGATTACATTGACGATAATTCAAAAATTGGGGGGGCGACGAGCGACAGCGAAGCGGAGCGTCAACGGAAATTAAAACGCAAACTAAAGCGTGAAATGTATTTAGAGAGGTCTTTTGGGATTTAAAAAAGGGAGGTGAGCTAGTGGATAGAATGGGCGAAGTGCCTTTGCTTCCAGAAGTTAACGAAAAAGTAACTATTCGTAGAGCAAAGAAAAAGTTAGGAGAATATCCGAGGTGGAGAGAAATAGCGTGTGACGAAGCCTTGCAAAAGGTTACGCAAGAATTTACATTTGAAACAAGGGCAAACAACGGCCCGAGCAGACCAGTTGAAAACTTGGCAATCCGCAGAGTAGATGCTATGGCAGAGTTAGAGGAAATAGAACAGGCAGTATCAAGATTATACAATCCAACTTATCGCTTCATACTGTATTCTCGCTTTCTAAAGACTTTGCCAGAGCCGGCTTATGTTATCTACTCTGAGCTTGGTATAGAGAAAACACGCTATCAGGAATTGTTAGACTGCGCCTTACTAGCCTTTGCAGAGCAGTACCGCAATTCTGCTTTGGTTTGCGAAAAGCGGTAAAAATGCGGTAAAAAGACGGTAAATACTGGCTTTTAGTCGTGATACAATAGTATTGTCAAGAAATTGACAGATGGATTTTTCAACTTTTTCCATACGTTACTCCTATGATTCTGGGCTAGCAGTTGTCAAAGGCTGTTAGCCCATAAGGCCACACGAAAGCGCAGACGTTGACCAAACGAGCGATATAATCTCCTTTAAAATATTTTTAGTTCTATTTACCTTTCTGAATTTTCCTGCTTGTGGCCGGCAAGGTTTATAGACGATTTAGGGAAGTCAAACGGTTCGAGTCCGGTATCGTCTTTTGGCAGATTAGCAACGGTCTGCCGACTGAAACTTTTTTCTATTTTATTAAACTCCTATTTAATTTTCTGGGAAGTCGTAGCACGGTGCTGCGAGAGCGCAGGTTCGAGTCCTGCACGGCTTTTATGGGCTTAGCCTTGATAATCTATGGTGACATAGGAAAACTAAGATTATGGCATATCAATCTTAGTGCCAGCAATGGTCGTTCTAAGCAATGTAATTCTAGTGCTATTCACATAGGGTGGCAACGTACGAAGTTGAAGAGTGTTCCCAAGAGCCAATCGGTGATGGACTGTGTCAGCAGTGCTTGAAGCGAGTACGGAGGATGAATAAGACATCATAGTTTGAGGGTCGCGCCAAAAGCGGATGTCATGTCGATTTGCATCGGGTTGAGCACCCGAAAGCAAAAGACAAGCCGAAAGGTTGCCAACTGGACGGTAATAACAGATGTTGCGCATTTTGTTTTTCAAAAGAAAATGAAACGCATGGCGATGCACATCTGTGATATGCTAACAAATAACATATTGCTTTTTATATTTTGTTTATTGCTAAAGTCATCGCCCGTTGCAAATGAAAGTGTACTTCGGTAATTAGATTACCCGTTCAAATCTCGCAAGGATGCGAACGAAGTTAAAGAGTAAAGCAGCTTAGACTTTTAGCGGGGTCTTCGTTAATTGAAAAATAGCTTAGTAGTTTGTAACGCAAGGGGTGGTTAGTCTAACTAACCGTGCATGAGTGATACAAGCAGGGATGTTTGTGGACAAGATGATAACCTATAAGTCATCTAAAGGCACTCAAATTAAGCAGTAGTCTCATGTTTTTTGGTTTTTGGAATGCAGCTCAGTTGACAGAGCGCTTAGATGAAATCTGAGAGGTAGTTGGTTCAAACCCAATCGTTCCAATATGCTTTAGTCGCTATGAAGCGGCTTTTTATTTTGTCTAAAAACGAAAAGAGGTGATGGAAAATCAGCAAGTTAAACGTAAGACAACAGAAGTTCGCAGACGAGTACATCGCTACCGGCAATGCGACACAGGCTGCTATTAAGGCTGGATACAGCGAAAAGACGGCAGGGCGCATAGCTGGGCAGAACTTGAAAAAACTTGAAATCAAGGCTTATATCGACGCTAGAATGGTTGAAATGCAAGAGCATAACATCATGAGCGCCAGGGAAGCTTTGAGTATCCTGTCTGACATCGCAAGAGGAAAGCGTGATGAAGAAGTCTTGATGATGAACCCTGTAACTGGCGAAGTTGATAGGGTGACCAAGAAAGCCGACAATGCAACGGTTATCAAGGCTATTCAAGAGATACTGAAACGCTATCCGACCGCTAAGCAAGCTGAAAAGATGGAGCTTGAAATCGAGAAGTTGAAAGCACAGATTGGCGGCGATCTAACTATTGATGAAAAGCTATCAAGTTACATCGAAGCGGTGCAGGAGGCTTTAGATGGCTAAATTAGACGCTCTATACACGCCAAAACAGCAACAAGTCCTAAAGCGTATCTGGTCAAAGGATTGGTTTATTTGCGGACTTCACGGTGCTAAACGTGCCGGAAAAACCGTAGTCAACAATGACACATTTATCGGCGAGCTAGTTAGGGTGCGAAAGATAGCAGACAAGCTGGGCATTGACGAACCTATCTATATCTTGGCTGGGACATCTTCAACCTCTATTCAAAACAACGTACTGCAAGAGTTATTCAACAAGTATGGTTTTACTCCAAAATATGACAAGCACGGCGCTTTTGTCTTCCAAGGTGTTAAGGTAGTGCAAGTCTATACTGGCTCTATTAGTGGTCTTCAACGTGCCAGAGGTTTCACAGCTTTCGGAGCGTATGTAAACGAAGCGTCGCTGGCAAATGAAACAGTCTTCAAAGAAATCATTTCTCGCTGTTCTGGTGAGGGTGCAAGGGTGGTCTGGGATAGTAACCCAGACATTCCGACGCACTGGCTTAGAAAGGACTATATAGCGTCTGACGATGATATGATTATCGACTTTCACTTTGAGTTAGACGATAATACTTTCTTGTCAGAACGATACCGTAGAAACTTCAAGCAAGCAACGCCGGCCGGTGTGTTCTATGACCGTGATATTCTCGGTCTTTGGGTAACTGGTGAGGGGGTCGTATATCGTGACTTTAACGATAAGATGTATCTCACTAGCGAAGAAGTGCCTACAAGCGAGATTACAAGCTACTATGCAGGCGTTGACTGGGGATATGAGCACTTAGGCTCTATCGTAGTTCTGGGCGAAACATCAGACGGTAGAACATATCTGCTAGAAGAACATTCACATCAGCATAAAGAGATTGATTTCTGGGTACAGATAGCGCTTGATATCAAGTCAAGATATGGCAACATTCCATTCTGGGCTGATAGCGCACGACCGGAACACGTTGCAAGATTTCAGCGTGAGGATATCGACTGCAGAAATGCGAACAAGTCTGTCTTGTCTGGCATAGAAGAAGTGGCCAAGCGCATGAAGCTAGGGCTTTTTTATGTCGCAAAAGACAAAGTAAACAATTTCAAAGATGAAGTCTATCAGTATATCTGGAATGAGCGAACGGGTGAGCCGTTTAAAGAACATGACGACGTACTGGATAGTGTTCGATATGCGATATATTCTAAAGTCGCAGATATGGGCAACAAGATTAAAGTATTCAAGGGGGGATTTTAATGGCAAAAGTCAATCTAAACAAGCGAAAGTTATTGACTACAACAGAAAACGAAGTGACGCCAGATTTGGTGTCAGAAGCTGTGCAACTGCATCAAGCACACTTGTTGAGCGGTTACGTCGAAAACGAAGATATGTATATGTCTAAGCATAAGATTTTAAAAGGTGGGGCAAAAGAACCTTGGAAGCCAGATAATCGCTTAGTCATTAACTATGCAAAGTATATCGTTGATACTTTCAGCGGTTATCAAATCGGTGTGCCAGTAAAAGTGACGCATGATGATGATAGCGTTGCAAAGTTTATCGGTGATTTCCGCAAGTTAAACGACATGGAAGATAGCGAGTTTGAACTTGCTAAACTTGCCGATGTGTTCGGCCATGCGTTTCTGTATGTCTATCAAGACGAAGCGGGAAACACGAGAGCGACATACAATAGCCCAATCAATATGTTTATCGTGTATGACAACAGTATTGAGGAAAAGCCTTTGTTTGCGGTTCGATATGCGTTTAACGACAATGACCCAACAGGTTACGGACAAGTTATCACAGCTAACGAAGTAATTGAAGCGACATTTCAACTCGGCGGCGGTGTCCGATTTACAGAACGAAACAATCACGTTTACGGAACTTTACCAGTGGTTGAGCTTATCGAGAACGAAGAACGACAAGGTATCTTTGATAGCGTTAAGACGCTAATCAATGCATTAAATAAGGCGGCAAGCGAGAAAGCCAATGACGTTGACTACTTTGCAGACGCTTATCTGAAAATCGTTGGTGTCGAGCTGAAAGAAGATATGGCAACGCAGATTAGAGAAAATCGTATCTTTAATTTGTGGAAGAACGGCTCTGACGGCCCGTTGCCAGATGTCGGCTTTTTGGAAAAACCAAACTCGGACACGACGCAAGAAAATCTAATCACTTTGCTAAAAGACTCTATCTTTGCGGTTTCAATGGTCGCTAATTTGTCGGAAGAAGACTTCGGCAATGCTTCCGGTACTGCTCTAGCGTTTAAGTTGCAAGCAATGGACAATCTAGCCAAAATGAAAGACCGCAAAATGCAGTCAGCATTTAATCGTCTGTATGAAATCGTGTTCGGTGTGCCAATGGCTGCCGTGCCTAGTGATGGTTGGATTGATATTAAGTATCAATTTACTAGAAATGTACCACGAAACATCTTAGAAGAAGCGCAAATTGTGTCGCAGCTTTCCGGTCAAGTGTCGAATGAAACCAAATTATCGGTGCTGTCTATTGTCGACAATCCAAAGCAAGAGATTGAGAAGATGGACGATGAAGAAGAAAACTCTAGTTTGCTATCTAGGAAGATTGCGCAAAATGAACGCTTTGCAGACAAAGACTTACAAGACGACAGCAAGGAAGTGATTGCTAATGCCGAGTGATTACTGGAAGCGACGCATAGAAGCTGAGCAGAGGGCGAGATTAAGCCGTGACGCAACTTTAAGTGATGAAATGACTAGATTATACGACTATCATTTTAGAGAGCTAGAAAAGGAAATCAGAGCCTTTGAGCAGCGATACGCAGATAAGAATGGTTTACCTGTATCAGAGGTAAAAGCCAGAGTTGACGCACTCGATGTCAAAGCCTTTGAAGAAAAAGCTAGACGATACGTTGAGGAGAAAGACTTTTCCCCTCAAGCCAATGCTGAACTTGGTCTATATAACCTCAAAATGAAGATGTCACGATTGGAACTGCTGCAGTATCAGCTTGATTTAGAAATGGTCGCTCTTGGGAACTCTGAACACAAGCTTTCAGAGCGGTTTTTAAACGAGGAATACACAGAAACGCTGAAAGCACAGTCAGGCTTGCTTGGCAAGTCTGTATTGTCTGCAAGTGAGATTGAGAAAGCAGCTCAAGCGGTCTTAAATACGCCATTTAAGGGTGTTAAGTGGTCTGATAGGGTTTGGGAACGGCAAGATGATTTAAGGCAGATTGTAGCCCGCTTGACGGAAGAATACCTGCTGAAAGGCAAAAATCCAACGACCATGATACCGAAAATCAAGAAAGAGTTTGATGTGTCAGCTCATGAAGCTAAGCGACTAGCAGTTACAGAGGGCGCTAGGATTGCCACAGAAGCAGAAAGACAGTCATACATTGCTAATGGTTACGACGAATACGAGTTTATCGCAGAGCCGAAAGCGTGTGATATATGCAAGCCGTTAGATGGAAAAATCTTTAAAGTAGCTGATATGCTGCCGGGAGAGAATGCTGCTCCGATGCATCCGCATTGCCGATGCGCAACAGCGGCGCATTTCTCAATGTCTGAAAAAGAATACGAGCGCTTGATTGAGAAAAGCGCAAAATCAAGGAAGTTGATAGACAAATTTTTGGAATAGGAGGTCGAAAGCAGAATATGTCGGTGCTAGGTTTTACAGATTAGGAGGTGATCCAACATCTTGACTGGCAGGAACAGACTGCCGCTTAGTTGCATAATTCAAGCCAGTCGAATTGACTGGTTTTCTTTTTGTCCGAACTTTGAAGACGTTAAAAGCCAAGGTTATCAGTCCACTCAGGACTTAAAAGGGAGGTAGCCAAAAGTGGCAGAAGAAATCAAAGATGAAGTAATCGAAGTAACAGAAGAAACCACTGATGAAGCTAGCAAACAGGAGCAGACCGAAGTTGCTGAGAAGACATTCACACAAGCTGAGCTAGACGCTATTATCCAAAAGGAAAAAGCAAAAGCGAAACGCTCGGCAGAAAAAGAATACAAAGCCAAAATGGACGAAGCTGAAAAGCTGCGGAAGATGAACGCTGATGAAAAAGCAGAGTATGAAGCTAAAAAACAAGCGGCATACATCGCAGAACTCGAAGCGAAAATCAATCGCAGCGGTCTTGAAAAAGAAGCTTCTAAAATGCTTTCTGAGAGCGGCATTGCTGCAAGCGATGAAATCCTTGCCTTGGTCGTTAAAGACGACGCAGAACGCACGCAGGAAGCTGTAAACGGCTTTGCAGAGCTAGTGAACCAACTAGCAGACAACAAGGTCAAAGAAATGCTGAAAGGCAAAACTCCTCGCAAAGTTGAGCAATCAACTACAGGAACAATCACCAAAGAACAATTTGACCGCATGGGTTACAAAGACCGCCATGAATTGCGGCAGAGCAACCCAGAACTCTACGCACAATTAGTGAAAGGATAAACTAAATGACACAAACACAACTTGCACAAATGATTAACCAAGAAGTAATGGCTGACATGGTATCAGCTAAACTTCCTAAAATGATTAAATTCACACCGCTCGCATACGTTGAGCGTGAGCTTGTAGGACAGCCGGGAAGCACTATCACAGTACCTAAATGGGTTTACTCTGGTGACGCTAAAGACATTGCCGAGGGCGTAGCAATCGAGCCAGACCAACTGACAACTGCTAAGTCTACTATGACTATCAAGAAAGCTGGTAAAGGTATTGAACTGACAGACGAAGCTGTCTTGTCTGGTTACGGCGATCCAATCGGTCAAGCGACGCAACAAATCGCTTTGGCTTTGGCTAACAAGGTAGACAATGACTTGATTGAAGAAGCTAAAAAAGCGACTCAGTTCGTCACAGAAGCTCCAACAACTGGCGCAGCGCTGGATAAAGCCTTGGAAGTGTTTGACGACGAAGAAGACGCAAACTATGTCGCTCTTATCAACCCTGCTGACGCTATTGACTTGCGAGCTGACACTATCAAGAACTGGCTGTCTGGCTCTGAAATCGGAGCTAATACAGTTGTATCTGGAACATTTGGCGAAACTCACGGCGTGCAAATCGTCCGCACTAAGAAAGTTGAAAAGGGCAAAGGTTTCTTGGTTAAAGTATCGCCAACCGCAAACGATACGACTGATGTCGCTAAATACGGCGCATTTGTAATCAATCTCAAGCGTGATGTTGCAATCGAAACGGACCGTGACATCTTGAAAAAGACAACAGTCATCACAGGCGACGAACATTACGGTGTCTATCTGTACGACCCAACTAAAGTCGTTAAATTTGGAGGTGCTTAATGGGTATGTTGCTGCGTAGGCATCACCCAAAAGCTCCTGAGCCAGTCGTAGAGGTGGCAGAAAGCCCCTCTGCGCTGTCTGATATGACGGTGCAGGAGTTGCGAGGGATTGCCAAAGAAAACGGCGTGACGGGCTATTCTGGGCTTGATAAAGCAAGCTTGATTGACGCATTGGAGGGATAAGAACATGACGATTGTTGAGCAAGTAAAGGCTCTGCTAGGGATTGAGGATGACTTGCAAGATAATCTCTTGTCAATTATCCAAAATCTCACAGAAGCGCACTTTAAAGCTTATTCAAAACAAGATGAGATACCAGACAAGTTGAACTATATCATCGTAGAAGTCGTAGTCAAACGCTTTAATAAGCTAGGCTCTGAGGGCTTATCCTCCCAAAGCGTAGAGGGTTTGAGCATGTCTTTTGACTTAGACGACTTTGCAGTCTATGACGCTGTAATCAGACGCAACTTTGCTGGTAGTTTTCAGGCGGGGTTTAAGATGTTATGAGATTTGACAAACGATGCAAGCTTGTTATTAAAAGCGAGCAGAAACCGAGATATGACGCCGATTTAGGCAAAATGGTAGGCGGTGAAACGACTGAAAAGGTCGTACCTGCTAATATCGGGCCGGTAAGTGCACAACTCCAAAACCTCTTAGGCGACAAGCTGAAAGAAGCCACTAAGGTTGTGAGAGTTAGACGCGTAAGAGGAAATATTGCTAGCCTTTTGATTGACGGAAAACCTTATAACATTGTACGAACGCCAGAGCATACGAATGGCATGACTGTTTTTTATGTTAGCGAGGTGAAAAATGGGGTTTGATGGAACTTTACGCATCAACGGTGATGCACCATTGAGAAAAGCCTTGCAAACTGCCGCTAACATGGAAGCACATAAAGCCATTGTCAAGAAATATGGCAGTGAGTTGCAAAAAGCTGCTAAAAGAAATGCTGTCTTTACTAAAGGATATGCAACAGGCGCAACGAAACGCAAAATCACTCTTGAAATGCAGGACGGCGGCTTTGCTGCAAAGGTAGAAGCTGGCACAGAATACGCTGCTTATCTTGAAGTGGGAACTCGCAAGATGAACGCACAGCCGTTTATGAAACCGGCTTTTGATGTAGTGCAGCCGAGATTTATCGCAGATTTGAGGAGGGCAGGCATTGTTAAATAAACAACCAGACCAACAGTTGCATGATGAGCTTATCAAGCGCTCAAATGCTCTTGGATTGACTGCTTATCCATATCTGCCAGAAGACGGCACACCTTACCCGTTTATGGTCGTATCTTACACGCAGATTATTCCGCAAGCGACTAAGTCATACCTCATCGGCGAGGTGTCGGCTCGTGTCGATGTCTGGGGGCGTGTAGACGACAGAAAACTGGTGTCTGACTGGATAGGCAAGTTAATGGCTGAGTATTCGACGATTAAGCTTATAAACGGCACTAGGTGGTCTATGGACTTAACAAGTCCAACGCAAATTATCAAAGATAATTCAACTCAAGAACTGCTTTATCATGGCATTCTTGATTTAAAGTTTAGATTTAACTAAGAAAGGAAAACAACACACATGTACGGAAAAGATAAAATTTTAATGTTCCGCAAACTGGGAGAAAAGAAAGCTGCTGCTAAGTTGGCTTTTCAGATTGAGCACAAGCTGAAATATGAGCGCTCAAACGACACGAAGAAAACGAAAGACGGGGCTATCAACAGCGATGGCGGTCTGGAAGTAACACTTGAAATTGAAGCAGTTTCAAGCCGTGATGACTTGAACAAATTGCTTGAGCAATCAGTTTCTGAGGGCTTCAAGCTCGAAGTGTGGGAAATTGACCTTGCAGGAACTAAGTCAGCCGACAAATACCCTGCTAAATACATGCAAGGCTCTCTGTCTAGCTGGGAACTTCCTGCGAACGTTGAGGACTTGATTACAATCTCAACAGAAATGAAGATTGACGGCAAACCAGCGGAGGGATATGCGACATTGACAGAAGAACAGCAAAAGGCTGTACAGTACGCATTCAAGGACACTACTCAAGAAGCATAATCGAATCAGAAAGAACGTTGAACGCTTAGAACGTTTTGGAAAGGTCTCATTTCAAATGCGACCTTTGCCGAGTGGTCAACAAGCTAAAGATTATATACTGAACGAGCAACAAGCGACTTTGCTGATTACATTCTTAAAGAATACAGAGCAAGTGGCTAACTTCCTTTGGGGCATCTAGCCCCTTTTTATTTTGTAAGGAGAACACAAAGAATATGAAACAAATTGAAATCAACGGCAAGAAATATGACTTACATTTTGGCATTGACTTTATCCGTGAAATGGACAATCGCTATGAAATCAAAGGCAATGGTGTCAGCTTTGGTATGGGCTTGCAATCAGCCGTTGTTTATCTAAAAGACTTCAATCCGGTTGTTATCGCAGACATCATCCAAGCCGCTACTGCAACAGAGCGCCCTTTGCTCAAAAGTGCTGATATTGAAGCATGGATCGAAGCACAAGGCGACAACCTTGAGAAAGTGTTTGATGATTTTTTAGTGAGCTTAAAGAAATCGCCGGTGACAAGATTGAAAGTGAACAAAGTCCTCAAGGAAATGAACCTGTAAAGACTGTCATATCGACATCTAAACAGGTATACGAGGACATGCTTGCAACGATATTCGGATTGTTTGGCGTTACGGACTACGATGTAGCAAGAAGAATGACGATTGCAGAATACAAGCTCCGAAAACGAGGGCATGTCATGAAGCAATTAGAACGTGAGCAAGAATTATATCTGCAAGCATTTCTAAACAGAACAGCCCAGGCAACAGATAAGAACGGCAAGACTTATGTCTATAAGACCTTTACGGACTTTTACGACGAAGCGAAGCGTAGACAGTCTGTCTTGGGTGCTAATTACGCAAAACCAGTCAATAGCGACTTAATCGCTATTGCTAAACGAATGAAAAATTATAACGGAGGGGAGGTGTATTAATGGCAAATTCGAGCTATACAGTCGAAGCGGTGCTGAAAGCTAGAGATAGCGGCTTTTCTAGTGCTTTTAAAGCAGCGGAAAGGTCAGTTAGCGGCTTGTCGAATATGGCTAGCAAGGTAGGCTCTACTTTCAAATCTGTGCTAGGTGCTAATTTAATCAGTTCTGCTTTGACTTCTGGTATTGGCTCAATCACATCAGGCATTGGCTCGATGGTCGGAGAATTGAACGGCGCACAAAAGGCATGGAAGACCTTTGAGGGCAACTTACAAGCTTTCGGTCGCTCTGCTGAAACGATAGCACAAGCGAAGAAAGAAATGCAGGACTTTGCGACAAAGACTATTTACTCGGCTTCTGACATGGCTAGTACATATTCACAGTTAGACGCTGTGGGAACTAAGAATGTCGGCAGTCTGGTAAAAGCTTTTGGTGGTCTAGCTGCTTCTGCTGAAAATCCAGCTCAAGCTATGAAGTCTCTATCTACGCAAGCTACACAAATGGCAAGTAAACCTAAGGTAGCCTGGATGGATTTTAAGATTATGATGGAACAAGCACCTGCTGGTATGGCTGCAGTTGCTAAAGAAATGGGTATGAGTACAGCCGAGCTTGTATCAGCGGTGCAAGATGGCAAAATCAAGACTGAAGACTTCTTTGAAGCTTTGAACAAGGCTGGTAATTCTGACGCTTTTCAAAAAATGGCAACAGAATTTAAAACTGTTGACCAAGCAATTGACGGCATGAAAGAGTCACTATCTAACAAACTCATGCCTGCGTTTGAACAACTAAACAAGTTTGGTATTAAGGCGGTAAATGCTTTATCAGACGCTTTCGACAAGGTTGATTTCAATAAGCTTGCAGAGGGGTTAGGAAAAGCGCTTGATAAGATTGATTTCACTAAGATTATCAACAATGTATCAGCTTTTATCTCGGATACAACGCAAAAGATACAGACTTTCTGGACTGCATTTTCTAACACAGGCGCTGTTTCAGCGTTTACTACAGCGGTTCAGAGCATTTCTGCGGCTCTTGGCAATATCTGGAATAGTCTGACGGCTACAGGAGTGCTAGAAACTCTGGGAAGCACGCTAGGAACACTTGTAACTTGGTTATCTCAAATAGCTACCGCAGCAGCTAATTTCATAGCTTCGCTTCCGCCAGGAGTGATTCAAGGTATAGCTGGGGCGATAGGTGCTTTCGCAGTATCGATGTTTGCTGTTAGAAAAGGAATGCAGGCTCTGATACTTATCAAGTCCTTAAACCCTTTTAGCGCATTTCAAAAAGATGTCGAAGCGGGCGGAGGTAGAACTAGAAGCACGATAACGCAACTTTTCAATGGTATTTCAAATGTCATTAAGTCAAGCGGGACGGCTATCAAGGCAGCGGCGACAGGTATCGGCCAAGGTATCAAAGCGGCACTTTCTGGCGTTGCTCCAGTAATCAAGGCCTTTGGTGCAGCACTCAAAACGGCAGGTGTCGGGAATATCCTAGCCTTTGGCGGTGCGGTAGCTATCGCTGCAGTTGGTATCGGTGCTGGTGTCGCCATTATCGCTGCCGGATTTGCTCTTTTAGCGACTCAAAGCGAGGGAATAAGCGCCATCATTGGAGCAGTTGGCCAAGCGTTTTCTGCAGTAGCCACAGCAATTATCGGGGCTTTCGCGCAGGCAATCGTCACAGTTGCGGGAGTTCTTCCGACAGTTACATCAGCGCTTGCTGGACTTTCTCCATTAGTCGTAGCAGTCGGTACGGCAGTAGGTCAAGCAGCACCATTCGTGACGGCCTTAGGGCAAGCACTAAGCTCTATTATCTCAGTTTTTCCGCCTGTCATTACAGCATTAAGTGAGGGAGCGGCGGCTATTATCTCGGCATTAACCCCTATCGTTGAGATTGTGGGGAATGTGTTTACTAATATAGCCCAAATCGTTGCGGATGCTATTGTTCGCATCGTGCAAGCTTTGTCGCCGTTTATGCCTGCCGTTTCTGAAATGGTACAAGCATTAGCTCCTGTGTTGCAGTCGATTGTCGAAGCATTCACGACGCTTGTTAGTCAGATAAGCCCAATCATTGATAGCATAGCGAATCTATTCAAGAGTTTGGGCGAAAGTATCAAGACCGTTCTTGATGGCGCTAAAGGCGTGATTGAAAGCTTTGGTGGAGCAGTAAGGAATATCTTAGACGGTATTTCGGGTATATTTGACGCAATCGGAAACGCTGCTTTAAATGCCGGTAAAGGCTTTAAGCTCATGGCCGAGGGTGTGGTCATGATTACCAAAACCAATCTTGGCGATATGGCTGCAAGTCTAGCGGCAGTTGCTACTGGTATCGGAGCAATCGCAGCTAACGGAGCAGGGATAGCAACAGCAGGAGACGGCATGCAAGCGCTAGGCCAAGGAATGGCAATGGTACAAGCATATAGTGCAGGCGCTTCTGCTTCGCTTATGTCAGTATCTGCAGCGCTTCCGGCTTTAGCTTCTGGATTTTCAGCATTAGCACCAATCGTGGCTAGTGCTATGGCTAGGGCTGTAACAAGCGTACAGTCTGGCATGGTTGTTATAGTGACAGTCATCGTATCAAGCGCAGCTCGCATGACTGCGGCAGGACAACAAGCCGGTCAAGGTGTTTCAAGAGGTATCGTCAATGGTATTCGTGCCGGTGTCGGTCAAGCTACTGCAGCGATGAACAATCTCATGTTATCTGTCCAGCGTGTCGGGAATATCGGCGCACGGAACATGATTTCGGTCGGTGCACAAATCGGCAATGGCTTGGCTCGTGGTATGATTGCAGCTCTACCAGCAGTAACGTCGGCGGCAAATGCTTTGGTTTCACAAGCGGAAAGAGCTGCTAGAGCTGCAGCAGACATTCATTCACCGTCACGGCTGTTCCGTGACAATGTAGGTATCTATATCGGTCAAGGTATCGCAGTTGGTATCGACAGAAGTCAGAAATATGTAAACGAAGCCTTAGAAAATCTATACGATGTCAAGGGCAAATTTGATTACAGCGATTTGCTTGACGATGGCTTGAAGCAGCATGGCTATACAGCAAACCTAAACGGCTCACTGACACTTGAAAGCAAGCAATCAGACCAAAAACTGGACATTATCAAAGATGCACTGAACACTATCAAACAAAGTTTAGATAGAGAAGTGGTGCTGAATGTCAACGGTCAAGAATTTGCTCGTTTGACAGGTGACGATTTTAGCCGTTACCAAAGCGACAGAGACTATATCAGCAATGTTCTGAAAGGGGTGAGAGTGTGACAGAAACATCTTTGACATACAACGGGATAGACCTTTCTGGTCTGCTCAAAGTCCTAGAAGTAAAATCTGACATTGGGAATGAGCGCACAATCAAAACCGAGAAATTATCTCGGATTGGTACGATTGCTACCGCAGTTGAGGTCGGAGCAAAAGAAATCGAGGTCAAAGTTAGTTTGGCCTCTTTTGATGTTGCAAATATCCGATTTGTGGACACAACTGAGCCGGCAGATGCCGAGCGAGGAGACATCAACGAGTTAAAAGAGCGTATAGCGGGCGTATTTGACGCTACAGAGCCGAAAAAGTTGACGCTAGGTAAATACCCTAACCGATACTTTAACGCTCTTGTAAAGGGCAATATGGAACTTGAGGGGATAACTGACTGGTATGACGAAACGACTATCAAGTTTTACATCCCTGATGGTGTGGCACATTCTACGACTTACAAGCGAGTGGTGGACTACGAGGAGCGACAAGGCAAAATGGTCTTTGCGATTGATAATAAAGGAACTGCAGACGCTCATCCGATTATTACGTTTAAAGCCAACGACGAAAACGGCTATTATGGCCTTGTAAGCGACAAGTTTGCTTTTGAAGCAGGAAGCATCGAAGAAGCCGATATTGTGCCATATAAACACTCTGAAATCCTCTGGGACTATGTTTCAGACAATGGCATCATCAAAGGTCTTGCGGACGGTCAGAAAAACGTGGCAATCTTGAATGATAATTCCCAAAACCTGAACGGAACATTGGCCATTCAAAGCGCTTGGGGTAGACCTCATTTATTCCTTGCTAATCATGGAAGTGGCCCTCTTGGCAATAATGCCGGCTCTCTAACTTGGGATATTCCTGCTGACAGTGTGGGAGAAAAGGGAGCGCTTCATGAGTATATCTGGTGGAGACAGATTTTCTGGGTAAATCCTGCTAATCAGTACGGCTTCATCAAGATTTCATTCACTGGCGAAAATGGCGAGTTCCTCTACGGTGTTGAAACCATTAAGCGAGGAAACGGCCTGAATACAGAATACAACTTCCTTGCTGCCAATGGAAGCGGCAGCTATAAACTGGTAAAACAATGGACGTTCTGGCCGACTCACAATCCAAACGAAAATCCGTTCAACAAAGATAGCGGTCAATCCGACATCTTACGCAGAGATGACGAAGTACAACTGTTTTGGAATGGTTCGTATCAGAAATTCACTGTCCCTGAAATCAAAGGCAAGAAGTCTATCAAAGTCCATGTTGCTATGGGAGCTTTTGGCGACAAACCCATACCAACACGCATGTATCTTGATAGTATTGTCTACAGAAAAGATTTTGTTAATGGCACGAAAGACATTCCTAACAGATACGCTGCAGGAAGTACGCTTATCATCAATAGCGAAAATGACAGTGTCTTTCTGAACAATCTCCCGAATCTGGATCAAGTAGTTGATGGCTCTCTGTGGCCAGTCATTCCGCCTGGGAAGTCTGAAATCGAAATCTTACAATCTAACTGGGCTAAGAAAAAACCAAGTGTGACGATTGAATTTGAAGAAAGGTGGCTCTAATGCTTTTAACAATTCATGACAGCGCCTTGAAGAAGGTCGCTTTTATCGACAATAACAAGCAGACCACCTTGAATTTCTTTAATGACAAGTGGACACGCTCGCTTGAAAGTGCGACATCAGTCTTTGAGTTTTCGGTATTTAAGAAGAAAATCCAGTCTGACACATACGTTGAACAAGCATATAAACATCTAAATGAGCGTGCTTTTGTAAGCTTTAAGTACAAAGGTCGGTCTTATCTCTTTAATGTCATGAAGACCGATGAAAATGAGCAGATTATCAAGTGTTACTGCGAAAACCTCAGTCTCGAGTTGTTGCTCGAATATAACGAAGCATATAAAGCACCAAAAGCTATGAGCTTTGAAGAATATCTCAAAACTTGGGGGACTTTAGGAGTATCTAAGTTAGAGATAGGTATCAATGAGATAGCGGATCAACGCAGAGCGTTGCAATGGGAGGGGCAAGAAGCTACTCTGACACGTTTAATCTCTCTTGCTCGCAACTTTGACGCAGAAATTGAGTTCGAAACTCACTTGAAGTCAAATAGCCAACTAGACCGCTTTGTAATGAATGTCTACAAGGCACATAGCGCAGAAAATCAAGGCGTCGGACGCAAGCGAAACGATGTTGTCTTGAAGTATGGCAAGAATGTGCGAAGTATTAAGCGAAGCGTTGATAAAACGCAACTATACAATGCTATCAAGCCAGTTGGCCGCAAGGAAGAAACTAAGGAAACAACGACCAAGGTTTCCAATCCGTCAGCTACACAAGCGACGAACAGTAGCAAGAAATACACTGGTGGCGGCCTAAACTATGTCGGACATCCTATGAGTGCTGCTATAGTCCAAACCATCCTCAATCTATGTGTGCAATACAATATACTGCCGTCTGGTATGATTTGTCAGCTATACTTAGAAAGCTTCTGGGGCGCTTCTAATGTGGCTAGAATTGACAATAACTGGTCTGGTATGTCTGGCCCTGCTCAGACACGTCCAAGTGGTGTCAAGGTTACGACAGGAAGCGCTAGACCTGCCAATGAGGGCGGAACATACTTTCACTATGCGTCAGTTGACGACTTTATGAAAGACTATGCTTATCTGCTGGCTGAACAGACTAGCGGTGGGCGGAAATTCTACGGCGTCAAAGGTAAGCAGAACATCGAAGATTACACTCGTGGCCTTTTTCGTATTGGCGGCGCATTATACGACTATGCGGCGGCTGGATATGGCCACTATATCGCTCTCATGCGAGATATCAGAGGTGGTGTCAATCGTTCTAACGGGAACATCCTAGACAAGCTAGACGACCTTTGGAGACAGCCTAACAATCAATTAAGCAGTCCTAGTCAGCCGGTAACAAGAGTTGTCAAAGCTGATAAAACAATCGCTGTTATCAACGAAATGAAAGGCTTGCAAGGCCGGACAGTTGGTAGTGGTCAATGTTACGGCTTAGCAGCTTGGTACTCGATGAAATTAGGTGGCCCCGGTCTGGGTGGTGGTGTAACTGGCTTTTCTGGAAAAGTCGGCGCCGGTATGGCTGCGGCTTATATCGGTACGGACTACGCTTGGGCTAATTTTGGTTGGTCTGTAGTTCGTCCTCGTGGGACTAATGAACTAAAGGCTGGTGCTTTGGCAAATATCAAAGCTTATAACTCCTATCAAGGCACAGGACAGTATGGCCACGTTTCCATCATCATCGCAAATAACGGCAGTACCGTTACGGTACTTGAGCAGAACTATGCTGGTCGTCAGTATGTGACACTTGGAACGTACAACGCACAAGCGTATCTAGGAGCGATTGAGACGCTATGCTACCCGCCAGAGTTAAAAGCTGGCAAGACAGTCGAGGGAAGCACAGTAACGAGCGGAACGGTTGATGTATCATTGCCAGACATTGACCTTAAAGAAATATCTGTCAGCACAACAGAAGTGGTCATTGATCCGAAGAAAAAGCAAGAGTGGAAGAATGAAAAGGGCGAGGTTGAGTTTTACCTCAAAGACAGTTTGCTGTTCGCACCACTATCCAAGCAACTTTATCCGTCAGTTTTGACTGGTACTGAGACAAGTGATAACTGGATACGCAAGGACATGGAAGTCGATACAGATAGCGAAGAAGCGCTTATCTCCACGGCCTTGCGTAATCTCCGGAAATATTGCTATCCAGCAATCACATATGAAGCAGACGGATATTTTGATTTGGACATCGGAGACACTGTCAAAATCCAAGACACAGGCTTTGCGCCAATGTTAGTGTTGGAAGCAAGGGTTAGCGAGCAGCAAATCAGCTTTACCAATCCGAGCGAGAATAAGACAATCTTTGCGAACTTTCAAGCTTTGCAGAATAAGGTATCAGACAGTTTGCTAACTCGCATGGCTAAGCTTGCTGAACAAGCGATACCGTATGAATTAAAGCTATCCACAGACCAAGGCACGACCTTTAAGAATAACACTGGCCAGAGCTTGTTAATGGCTACACTAGAGAAGAATGGCAAGGTGTATGAGCCTATCATTTTCTACAAGAAAGGCGACTCTATAATCGGTAGCGGCAGTCAAATGCTAGTCCGTGCGACAGACTTTGAGGGAACTCTGCAAATCACTGTAGAAGCCTATCTCAACGACGAGAAAGTGGCAACTGCCGAGGTGACTTTCAGCAATGTGGCTGACGGTCAAGCTGGGGCGAAGGGTGACAAAGGCGATCCAGGCGCACAAGGGCCTCCTGGGCCTAAAGGCGATAAAGGAGCGCTCGACGAGGAGCAACTAAAACAAGTCAATGACAAGATTGACAGCAAGGCCGACAACAAGCTCACAGCAGAGCAACTAAACGCTTTAACAGAAGCTATGCAGCTAGCCAAGGCTGAACTTGAAGCAAAAGCAAGCATTGATACGGTCAATGAATGGATAAAAGCCTATCAGGACTATGTGAAATCAGACGAAGCTGGACGAGCTGCAGCGGAAGCTAAACTTGTATCTGCAAGCCAGAGATTAACCAAGATTGAGAACAATCTGGGCGATATGGCCGAACGTTGGAGCTTCTTAGACAGCTATATGAGCGCTAGCAACGAGGGCTTGATTATCGGCAAGAAAGACGGTTCGTCCTCTGTTCGTGTCGAGAGCGACCGCATTAGCTTTTACTCCGCCGGCTCTGAGGTGGCTTACATCTCACAAGGTGTCTTAAAGATTGAGAATGGGGTATTTACTCGGACGCTTCAAATTGGACGATTTAGAGAAGAACAGTATCAGCTCAATCCAGACATGAATGTAATTCGATACGTGGGAGGTATTTAAACATGGTCAGAGCTAATTTTAGTGGCGCATACGGTCACAATCTACAACTCGAAGTTGTTTCAGAGGGATACAGACAAGATATTGCTGGTAATTTTTCAGTCATCAATGTGCAAGTTAGACTCATATCCAATGGGTATGCGGCCATTTATGACGGAGCAAACAAGTCACTGGCTATCACTGTCGGAGGAGAGACCCGGAACATAACAGCGGACGCTACTATCGGTCAAAATCAAAACAAGCTGATTTTTGATAACGAATTCAGAGTCCCGCACGACCAAAACGGAACAAAGACCGTCAATATCAATGCACGACTAGATATCAATGTTAGTGGTTACGGAAGTGCTTCTGTCGGGTTTAATAGACGATTACCAGACATACCAAGAGCAAGCTCTGGGAATGATGTGACAGCCGTTATCGGTCAACCAGTGACGATTAACATCAATCGCAAGAATGACGCCTTTAAACACGCTATATGGGCGACATACGGCAGTTTTAATAAGCAGATAACGACTGCTAATGTTGATACCAGCTTTTCTTGGACGCCCCCCCTAGAACTCTGCGAACAGACGCCAAACAGCGCTAGTGGTTTCGGAAATATAACCATTATCACTTATGACGGGAGCAGAGAGATTGGCCGTGATGTTAAAAGGCTTAATCTCTCTATTCCAGACAGCGTCAAACCGACCTTAACAGGTTTTACTTTGACAGACGGAAATGCGATAGCGGCCAATATCGTTTTTGGCGGTGAGCACTTTATCAAGATTTTATCTGATATTAGAGTCAATTTTGGGGCTGCGTCAGGAGTTTATGGTTCGACGATTACCGACTACTATGCGGAAATCGTCGGCAAGAACCAGTCCACGACTACCAACGGCGGTGGCCTTGGGTTAATGAACTATGATGGCCAAGTAGTAATCAGAGCGAGAGTTACAGACAGTCGAGGGCGCACGAGCAATGCCATAGAGCGTACAGTGACTATCCTTGACTACTTCCCGCCCATCTTAAAATTTGATGTGGCTAGAACTGGTCTGAACGGCGGAACATTGACGATTACACGGACAGCCAAAGTCGCTCCGCTAACAGTCAATGGCTCACAAAAGAACAAGATGACGTTGACGTTCAAGGTAAAGCCTCTTGCCGATACAAGCTACACATCGGACACTGGCCCTGCTGCTGGCTCTTGGACAAGCATATCAGAGCTTATCAACAGCCCAGCAAACCTATCTGGTCAGTATCCGGCTAATAAGACTTGGGAAGTCGTAGGAAAGCTGGAAGACCGTTACACAAGCACTGAATTTGCAGCCATTGTCACGACCGAGGGTGTAGTGATATCTTACAGCCAATTCGGCGCCGGTATTAATAAAATCTGGGAGCGTGGGGCGCTTGATGTCAAAGGCGACATCTATGCAAATGATAAACTTATCCAGATGCACGCTTTGACGCAGAAGAACGGCACTGCCATCTATGCCTACGGAAAAGACTTCGACCAGGAACGGACGACTGGTGTCTATTTCAAAAACGGAACGGAAAACAACAATCCAGCCCGTCAATATGGCTGGCTGTTGGTGCTCAATAGTAACAATGAGTGCTTCCAGATGTTCTTCCCGTCCATCGCAACAGCAGAGCCTGCCAAGCGCGTCCTACTTGCCGGTAAATGGAGCGCATGGTCAACCAATGCAAGGAGCGACCACGCTAACCTAAAACGCACAGAATGGACATCTACAGGCGCTGCAGGCGTCCATTACAAGCGGCAGGGGGATATCGTGTCGCTTAGGATTGAGATAAAAGACATCACAGGGAATGTTAGTCTTGGACGCATACCAAACGAACTGACGCCAATTCAAGGTAACGCCGCCATGTTAAATGTGCCGGTTTTCGAGGGTGGATCAAGTAACGACAGGCATTTGCAAATTAACCCTGACGGAGGTATGACATTGCTTGCAACTAACGACAAATATGTCGGCACACAGATTAACTGGTCTATTTAATAAACGAAAAGGAGATATATGTCTAAATTACAATTTAATCGCAAGAGTTGGATTTACTCTTCATCCAACAACGAAGTAGAGGGTACTCATGTCATTCTGACGAATGCAGAGGGTGCTTTCTATCCGGTATTGCTTCCAAAAGAAGCGATTGACCTGCCAGTCGAAGAACTGGAAAAGAAAGCTTTGGAAGTCGTCTATCAAGAGAATTTCCCAGATCGGGCTAAGAAAGAGCAGGACGAAGAAATCAAGAAGAAATTCCAGGAAGCAGACAAGAAAGAACAAGAAGCTACTCTGCAACGGGCAGAGCTAAAAGAACTACTCGAACTTGTCACTTATATCGCTCTTGGTATCTCTGGCGGTCTTGACATCAATAGCTACACAGCGTTAGCTCAGAAGATTGATGCACCAGTCAATGGCAAGCGGTACACAGGACCTACTTTCGTCACGATTGACTATCCATACACGACCAATCCGAAGTGGCAGAAAGGAAATCGGACGATTGTGAAATACACTGGTATGACTGGTTACAATTACACAGGCCAATCAGCAGAAGATATGCTGAAATCTGGTGCATGGACTATCGTGCTGCCAAATATCAGCAATTAACAAACAAAGGAAGTGATAAAATGAGCCATTGGGAAAGAACTATAAACGGATATAATCTTGATAAGTTCGACACATTTGAAACGGATGGTCAGTATGATATGCCTATTTTAAAAGCGATTGATATTAAACCAACAAGCTTAATTGGTTTTAATTACGTTTGTAGCTCTAAAAAGAGAGATGGAGCAGTCCATTTCTTTTTAGATGATTATCAGTTCGAGAGAGTTTGGAATAGGCCAGAATTATATCTTGACAAATTCAGGGAATTTGAAGCTATAATCGCTCCTGATTTCAGCTTATATTTAGATATGCCAGTCGCCATGCAGATTTGGAATTGTTATAGAGCTAGGCTTCTTGCTCAATGGTATCAGTCGCAAGGGGTAAATGTCATACCCAACATCACTTTTTCTGACAAAATGAGTTATGACTGGTGTTTTGATGGAATGCCAAAGGGCAGTACATTAGCTATTTCTAGTGTCGGAACAGCAAAGAGACCCGATGCTCGCGAATTGTTTAAAAATGGCTTGTTTGAAGCAGTACGGAGGTTAAATCCTAAAAGGCTTCTTTTTTGGGGAAAAATCCCTGAATTTGATTTCGGAGACCTTGAAGTTATTGGATACACAGATAAGCGAATAGAAAGGATGAGGAAAGAACATGGGCGGTAGAGGAGCAATGTTAGGAGACAAAAAAAGAACCAAGGTGATGTCTTTAGATGAATTTCTTGGTCCTAAAGGGCTAGCTTCCCCAATAAGTGGTTGGTTAGATGATAAATGGCGTGGAAACAAAAATTTTTCGAGCGGCAATCAAAGAGAAAAATTTACTAAAGAAGCTCGAAAAAATATTGACGCATATCATCAAAAGCGTAATGCTGCGATCAAAGAATATAAAAAACTAGTAGCTTCTGGCAAGATTAGAGAGCCAACAAGTTTGGAAAAATCATTAAAAACAGCACAAGGACATTCGGATAATAAAGCTGTCCAAGCAGCTAGAAGAATGTTGGGAAAAAGAGGTTACGATTGGAAAACCGGCAAAAAAATCAAAAAAAGCAATTAGCTAGAAAGGGGGTGATTATTATTTGAAACCAGAGTACCAGCTTTTAATGACCGTAGGCGGATTTATCATCACTGTCTACGGTTTTTATAATGTTCTGCGGGCTAAAAGCATTGAGCAAGCAACCAAGATCAACTCATTGGAATTGCGCCTAGGCTTTTTGGAGCAGCAGACGAAAGACCACACTCGGCGCTTGGACGACCACGACAAGCAGAACCAAGCTCTCGTCGCTATGACAGAGCAAATCAAAAATTTGACGGAAGACGTCAAAGAACTCAAAATCATGATCGAAAAGAAAGGAAGTTAAATCATGAACAAAATCAACTGGAAAGTACGGTTTAATTCTAAAAACCGTCAATTTTACCTGCGCCTTATCCTAGCTTTGGCACTGCCTGTATTGGCGTATTTCGGCATCAAGTTTGAAGATTTGACAAGTTGGAACGCTGTAGGCTCTCTGCTTGTAAAATTCATCAATAACCCTTACCTTGTAGGGCTGACTATCGTTAATATCCTAAACATCATTCCAGACCCTACAACTAAAGGTTTTGGTGACAGTGCTGATGCGCTGAACTATACAGAACCTAAACAAGACTAATAAGGGGGTGGTCTTTTGACGACTCAAAAACAACTACTTGACAAGCTAGAAAATGTTGTCAATCAGCGCATGGAAGTGCCTACCAATCCTTATGGCGGGCAATGTGTAGCTTTGATTGACAACATCCTGCAATATCAAGGGCTATACAAGCTTAATTTTAGCTATGTCAACGCTATTGATTGCTTAGACCGAGCAGCAAGTCTCGGCCTAAAAGTAACACGCTTTAACGGCTCAAATAACCCGCCTGTGGGGGCGGTATTTGTGTCTAACTGTCTGCCTTATCACGAGTTTGGGCACATCGGATTTGTGGTCGCACACAATCCGGATGGCACAATCACAACGATTGAGCAGAATATCGACAGCAATGCCGATGCGCTATACAACGGCGGATGGACACGCAAGGTTGTTCGCAATCTGTCTAGCGACGGCACATTTAGCTATGTCAACTGGCAAGCACCAGCACAGCAAATGCTCGGCTGGTTTGAGCTGCCATTTGATGCACCAAAAGCAGATATTGTAATCAAAAACTTGGAGGATTTAAAACTAATGAAAGAATTTATCGTAACTAACAAAAAATATGGATACGGAGTTTTCGTAGGCGGGAAATACGTTGGATTGTCCGACATCAAGTCAGTAAACAGCATGAAAGATAGATTAGGTTTCGCTATCGTTGACCTGGGAGATGATGACTTCCTTCGCTTTTCGAAAGCTCACGGATAAGAACAGAAAGGAGTTCGCTCCTTTATAAGACACTTTTAAATAATACACTGCCCCGGCCGATTGGTCGGGGCTTTTTTGTTTGCTTTCAAAATCGAATCAAGCCCAAAATCCGCCCAAAAAGTTTATAAA